TGAACATCTCCGGGCTCAAAGTGACGCATGCCCCCGACCTGGCCGCCGGAACCGCCATCGTGTCCAACTCCCAGGCGTGCGCGTGGATGGAGGACGGGCCGTTCGTCGTGGCGGCGCCGGTGATCCCCAAGCTCGGCGAGGACGTCGCCATCTGGGGCATGGGGGCGTTCGCCGCGTTCATCCCCGCCGGCATCGTCCTCCTCGACGACGGCCTCCCCCTCGCCGCCAGCACGAGCTCCCGCTCGAGCAAGAAGAGCGGTGACTGATCTGGAGATCGCCGCGGTGGTGGCCGGTCGCATGGCGGCCGTCCTCGGCCTGCGCGACCCGATCCCCCCGGCCCGGGTGACCGAGGCCGCCGGCGCCGCGGTGGCGCTCGTACGCTGGTTCATCTACGGCGACGTGCTCATCGCCGGCGCGCCGCCGGTGCCGGACCTTCCCTCCGGCGAGGACGCGCTCGTCGGTCTGACCGCGCTGGGCGTGCGCGTCTACCACGACCCCGCCTCACCGGGCGGGGTCGTGGGCGGCGACGCGTTCACCGGGACCGCCATCCCCGAGGACATCCTCGCCCACGTCCGCCACTACTTCGCCGGGCACCGCCGGTCGTTCGGGTTCGCATGACCGCCGCCGAGCTCCTCGAGGTGATCCGCTCCGCGTTTCAGGCGGGCACCTCGGCCGTCACCGCCTCGCACGGCGCGCCGTCCGAGGTGACCGCCACACCCGCCGTGGTGCTCCGGCCGGCGGATCCGTTCGTCGTACCGAACCGGCGGGCCGGCCCGGTCGCCGAGGTCCGCTGGATGGTGCAGGTCCTCGAGGGCCGGTTCGACCTCGAGGCCTCCCTCACCGAGATCACCCTCGGCTACCTCGCCGCCGTCAAAGGGCTCCGGGCCGCGGGGGTCGGTCAGATCGGCCCGCTCGGCCAGATCGAACCGACCTCGATCGCCGATGTCCCGGTGATCGCCGGCACGTTCCTCGTCACCATCGACCACACACCGGGAGGCCCGTGAGATGGGCAACTACTTCGATGACGTCACCCTCACCCTCACGGCCGAATCGGACGGGGTCGCGGTCGACGTGTCCTGCGACGTCACCGCCGCGACGCTCACCCCCGACACGCCCGAGGAGATCCGCAAGCGACTGTGCGGGCAGAAGACCGTGACCGGGACCACGACGTGGTCGCTTGAGCTCACGTGGGATCAGAACTGGGCGGCCGGCGCGGCGGGTCCCCCGGTGGTCGACCCCGGCCTGTCCAAGTTCCTCATCGACCACGACGGCGAGCTGGCCGACTTCTCCATCGTGTGGCCGCTCGAGGCGACCGAGGCCACCGGGATCCTGCGGTGCAAACCGGGTGCGTTCGGTGGCACCGCCGGCGAGATCGCCGAGGCGAGCCTCACCCTCGGTCTCGACGGCCCGCCGACGTTCGGGCCCATCACCGTCGCCGCCGCCGAGGCCCCACCCGAGGGGGACCGGGCCGACGACGAGACGAGCTACGCGGAGGCCTCGTGACCACTGAGCTCTCCCTCAGTTTCACGTTTGACGTCACGATCGACGGCAAAGAGCTCCGGGTGGTGAACCGCCCGGGTGACGTGATCCGCCTCCGCGCCCTCGCCGGCGGCGGCGGCCGCCTGGACGAGGAGCTCCGCTCGGCGGGGATCGCCTCCTACGAGGTCATGTTCAACTTCGCGTGGCAGGCGTTGAAGCACCACCCGGACTACCCGCTCATCGAACGGGACGAGTTCATGGACCGGTGCGAGGCGTGGTCGATTGTGCGCGAGGAGGATTCCCAGGCCCGCCCTACCGACGCGGATCCGTCGAGCGCACCGTGATCGAGCTCGCCATCGCGACGCACACCGCCCCCCGGGACTGGTGGGACGAGGATCCGCGCTCGATCGCCACCGCCGCCGCGGTGCTCAAAGCCAACAACGCCCGCCAGCGCCAGGCCCAGGGGAGGCGACGATGAAAGTCCAGGTCAAAGTCGAGGGCCTCGACGAAACCCTGCGCGCCTTCAACAAGTACGGCAAGGACGCCAACCGCGAGCTCCGCCAGGCCGCCGGCGTCCACGTCGAGCGGATCATCGGGATGCTCAACACCGCCGCGGCCAACGCCGGCAAAGGCGCCGGCCTCAGCGCCGGGTCGGTGAAGCGCAAGTCGGACCGGGTGCCCGCGCTCACCGCCGGCGGCTCCCGCAAGGTCAAATCCTCGACGGGCAAGGTGACCGCCGGCGACGTGTTCTTCGGCTACGAGTTCGGTGGCGGCCGCCGACCCACCACCCAACAGTTCCCTCCGTGGCTCGGCCGGACGGGCTATTGGTTCTGGCCGCTGCTGCGCCGGGAGATGCCCGCCCTGCGCCGCGCCTACCTGAAGACCCTCGACGAGCTCGCCGCCAAGTGGGCCGCCGGCGGCAACCTCCCCGACTGAGGTGGTGATTCGTGGCCGACCGTGACATCGCCGTCAAGTTCACCGGTGATACCCGCGACCTCGAACGCGCCTCGGATAAGGCCGAGTCCGCCCTGAAGGGGTCGGGCAAGTCGATGGCCTCGAGCATCGGTCTCATGGTCGACCCCGCCAGCCTCGCGAAGGACGCGCTCTCGTCGGTGGTCGGCGCGGTGACTGACATGGTGAGCGCGGCGGCCGAGGACGAGGCCGCCGCCGCCGGGCTCGCCTACCAGCTGCGCCAGGCCGCCGGCGCCTCGGACGAGGCCGTCGCCGGCGCCGAGAACTACATCGAGGCCCTATCGAAAACCGTCGCCGTCGCCGACGACGAGCTGCGCCCCGCGCTCTCGACGCTGGCCACCGCGACGGGTGACACGGCGAAGGCCCAGGAACTCCTCGCCCTGGCCACCGATATCTCCGCCGGTACCGGCAAGGATTTGGGCACCGTCACCCAGGCCCTGGCCAAAGCCCAGCTCGGCTCTCTCGGCGGGCTCTCGAAACTGGGGATCGCGACCGAGGCCGCCGACGGCAAAGCCCTATCCCTCGAGGAGACACTCGATAAGGCCCGCAGCACCTTCAAGGGAGCCGGTGAGGCCGCGGCCAACACGAGCGCGGGTGGCCTGAAGAAGGCGGCTATCGGGTTCGGTGAGCTCCAGGAATCGATCGGCGCGAAGCTCCTCCCGGTCCTCGGCGCGGCCGGCTCGTTCCTGAATGACACCGTCCTGCCGGGCCTCGAGGCGTTCGGGGCGGCGATCGGTGACGTATGGGGACAAATCGTCACCGAGCTCGAACCTCAGCTCACCGAGCTACGCGAACTGGTCACGGGTGTCCTGTCGGGCCTGTCCGCGTTCTGGGCCGAATGGGGCGACGAGGTCCTCGCCATCATCACCCTCGCGGTGTCACTCTGGGTGAAATACATCGTGACCGAGATAAAGGTGGCTGTGGCCATCATCACCGCCGTCGCTGACGCTATACGGGCGTTCTGGGCCGAATGGGGCGACGAGATCATGGCCAAACTGACCGAGGTGGCCACCTTCGTCGGGGAGGTGTTGGCCGCGCTGGGCGCGTTCTGGGCCGAATGGGGCGACGAGATCGTCACCGGTGCCCGGCTGGCCTGGGACACCGTGATGGGGATCGTCCGGTTCGCGCTCGACGTCGTTCAGGGGATCGTGCGTTTGGCCACGGCTGCATTCACCGGCAACTGGTCGGCGGCCCTATCGGCCCTCGGCGACATCGCCCGCACCGGACTCAACTACGTGATTGACGAACTGTTCGGGAAAATGGGATCCCGGCTGGGCCTGGCCCTGCTCGGCGTGGCCGACCTCATCACCGCACCGTTCAAGGCCGCGTTCAACAAGATCGCCGACCTCTGGAACCAGACCGTCGGCTCCCTGTCGTTCACGTTCCCCGAGTGGATCCCCAATTTCGGCGGCAAGACCATCGACGTGCCCGACATCCCCCGGTTCTCGACCTTCGGCGCGTTGACGATCGTGATGCCCCCGGGGTCGGACGGCTACGACGTCGCCCGCCAGGTCACCTCGTTCTCCCGCAACGTCGCCCCCATGGGCGCCCTCACCGTGGCCGTCCGATGATCCCGTGGCCGGTCATCCCCCCGCCGGCGCCGGGGACGGCGCTGGGCGCGGACCTGGTGCACGTCACCCTCGCCCTGCCCCGGGCGAAGGACGTGTGGGATAAAGCGAAGTGGGATCAGGACAAATGGGACAGCATCGACTACGGCAACTTCGTCGACGTCTCCTGCGACTGCTCCGGCGTCACCGTGGAACGGGGCCGCGGCGGCCCCCTCGAACACGCCGCCCCGGGCCGGGCCTCGCTGCAGCTCGACAACCCCGCCGGCACCTACTCGCCGTGGAACACCATCGACTCCGCGGGCTCCGATATGGGCCGGCCCGTGTTGGGCCCGGACGTCCCGATCCGGGTGGCCACCGCCACCGGCCCGCTCTTCACCGGGTTCATTCGCACCGTCGCCGAGACCGACGACGGCGGTGAGTCCACCGTTCAGCTCACCGGGACCGATGGCCTCTCCTACCTCGGCGACGCGAACGGGCTCGAGCAGGCCTCCCAGGGTGCGAGCGAAACGGCCGGTCCCCGGCTCGGGCGGATCATGGACCAGGCCGCCCTCCCCGCGTTGGTCGACCGCCAGCTCGATACCGGCGTCACCCCGCTGCAGGCCACCACCCTCGCGAAGGGCGCCCTCGAAGAATCGTGGCTCACCGCCGATTCGGACGGCGGGGTGCTCTGGGCGACGCCGGCCGGGGTGATCCGCTACGTCGACCCGAACGGGTTGCAGGCCCCCGAGTTCGCCGAACCCCTGGCGCTCTTCACCGACGACCAGAACGAGACCCCCGGCACCCTCTGCCCTATCAGCTTCACCGTGACGAGCGACCGGGACCACGTGAAGAACGTCGTGTCCGTGGCCCGGGTGGGCGGCACGTCACAGACCGTCACCGACCCCGTGAGCGTGGCCCGCCACGGCGCGAGGACGACCCAGCGCACCGACCTGATTCACACCCTCGACGCCTGGTCGGCGACGGTCGCCCAGTTCATGCTGGCCCGCCTGGCGAACGCCGAGGTGACGATCTCGCCGCTCGACGGGGTCCCCACCGACGACGACGACTGGTACCACTTCGCCCACCTCGTCGACCTCGGCTCACGGATCGCCCTCATCCGCTCACGCTGGGGCGAGACCCTGCAGGTGCTCGCCACCGTCGACGGGCTCTCGCATCACATCACCCTC